CTCATTTGATATCACAACTAAAACTGTTTTTGTAAATAACTATGACATTAAAACTGAGTTTGAGAAACAGAAACACCTGAACCCGCATTCATCAATTTCTGCCAATGCAATTTATCGCCCAAGTGCGATGATTATTAACAAGCCAACTTATTATGGCAGTTTCACTAATGAGAAAGATGTGACTAATGCCAGTTTTTTACAGAAACGAATTTCTGTAATGAGACAGGCAGATGCCAATAAAATTGAAATCACAGTTCCAGGAAGAACAGATTATACAGTTGGGCAGAAAGTTATTATTAATGTAGATAGAATAGAGCCTATGAAAAAAGGTGAAACAAATACACGAGACGAAGTTATATCTGGTGCTTATATTATTGGCGCCATAAATCATTATATCGATAGAGAAAAACACGAATGTGTCATGGAACTATTTAAAGAATCTATGCTGAAGAATATGAATGGAAGATCCAAATGATGAAATTATACACAGGGTGTGTTGAGAATAGATTCGACCCCCTAAAACTTGGAAGATGTCAAGTACGAATTGTTGGTTTGCATACTGAAAATAAAGTTCATTTGCCAACAACTGATTTACCTTGGGCATATCCAGTAACACCTATTACATCAGCTGGTACTTCTGGTATTGGCGCAGCACCAATTGGTCCAGTTGAGGGTTCATGGGTATTAATTACCTTTATGGATTCAGAAAACCAACAACCTATGATGTTGGGAACACTGGGTGGAGCATTCCAAACACCAGAAGCCTTAGAAGCTGGTAATGTTTCAGTTAATTCAGTTGATGCTTCTGGTAATGTTGATCTTTCTAATAATGATAATTATACTCAACCAGAACGTGATGCAGCTGCTCGTGTAGACAATAATACTCCAGCCAATGTTGGAGAATCAGAAGATAGTATCACTGGTCCACTTGCAGAACTTATTTCTAAAGGTGAGTCTGGTTCTGCAGGTTATGATGCATTTAATCGTGGCAGTGGAGCAAAACCTGGAACTGGCACTGTTGGTGGACAAAAACTATCTTTGACGAAGATGCCCATCAAAGATATTATGGCAGCTCAAGCACTAAGTCCAAATTCTCCAGATAGATTATTTGCGGTAGGTAAATATCAATGTATTCCTACAACTTTAAGAGAAGCATGTACGTCACTTAACATTGATGTTGAAACAACATTCAATGAACGTGTTCAAGATTTAATCTGTCAAGAATATTTGATTGCACGCAAACGACCAAAGTTAGTTGCTTACTATCGCAATCCAAATCAAAGTAATGAACAATTGATAAAGGAAGCTGGCAGATCTTTGGCTGCTGAATTTGCTTCACTTGAAGATCCAGATTATCCAGGATTCCCATATGGTGGTGAAAACGGAAGATATGCAAAATCTGGTAATAAAGTAAAAACTCCATGGAGTCTTGTAAAGTCGACTCTGCAACAAGAATGGACTTTTAGAAACACTTCCAAGAAAGCTGCAGCTACTGCATCAATTGGTGGTGGTGATAAGATTGAAATGGGTACTGACTACTATGGTGTAGTTAAAGCAACGCCAAAAGACGATTCAGCAGAGTCAACTCCAAGAGAAGCTGAGAGTGCTACTGATGGTGGACTTGGTGGTCTTGATATTGGTGGACTCGATCTTGGTGGGTTTGATTTAGGCAGTATTGCAGGATTAGATTCAATTGGTGGTTTAGAAGGGCTATCAGGATTTGGTTTAGATGGTATCCTTGGATCATTACCTACAGATTTGGTGGGTAATATTACTGATCAAATTTCTCAGTATACAGATCTAGTAAACACTTTTGATATTGGTGCTTCGCTATCTGATTTAAGTGGTGGATTAACAGATCAGCTTACTTCACAATTTGGCGATTTATCTGCAACTGTTACAAGTTTTGCCAATGATAATCTTGGTGGTCTTAAAACTAATATCCTTGACGCTAGTGGTAACATATTACCACCCAATATTGCAAATAGTTTAAATGCTCAGATTTCAAATCTTGGAGGCGGTGGTATCGCCAATCCCTTTACAGCTATTACCAATCAGATAAGTGGTGCAATTAACCAAGCAAGTAATGTAGAATCATTGTTTGCTGCAAAATTAAATTCTCTGTCTAGTTTTGGTGGGTCCATAACAGACATTGCTTCAAATCTTGGTATTAGTAATGTTTCTGGATCTGTTACTGAATTGGTTTCTAAACTAGGAATTGCAAATCCAACTAAAGATTCTATTCTAAATGAGTTGGTTAAAATAGCAAACTCTCCTGTTGGTCAAGCTAAAAGTCTTCTTACTAAATTAGAAGCTGAGGGTGAACCAACTACAACTACTGTTGAAGCAGTAGGTATGCCAAATGCTGATGGTACTATTAGTACTGGTCTCCCAGTTGATCCAAATCTTGGATTCCAAGATCCAAATGGCGTATATCCAAAATATAAAAATGAACCTGATACTAATCGTCTCGCTGCTGGAAATAATTTAGGTAGAACATACGTTGTTAAAAAAGAAGCAGCCATGAAAATGGGTATTAAGATTGCCAATGGTGGAACATGGGATCAATCTCCTGTTCCATACAACGCAACTTACCCATATAACAAAGTTACAGAAACTGAATCGGGTCACGTAATGGAGTTTGATGACACTCCTGGATCTGAACGTATTCACTTCTATCATAAAACAGGATCATTTATTGAATGGGATGCAAACGGCACTCAAGTAAATCGTATTGTTGGTGATGGATATGAAATCATTGAACGTAATGGACATGTTTATGTTGTAGGTGCCATGAATGTAACTGTTGATGGTGCGTTGAATGTTCGTACAGATAACATCTTTAACTTAGAAGTTTCTGGTGCTGCTAAGATTAACATCTATAATGACGCTAACATTAACATCAGTGGAAATTCAAACTTAGCTGTTGGTGGTGAATTTAACCTAAAAGCCAATAAGGTAAATATTGAATCTGCTGGCCAACTTAACTTAAAAGCAGCCACTGGATTAAATATAATGTCTACCAAAGACATGAATATCAAATCAGAAGCTGGTATGTTCTTGGAAGCAGAAGCTGATATTAATATTAAAGGTACAGGATCTGGTGTATTCATTGGTGCGGAAAATAGTATTAATCTCGTGTCAGATAGTAAGAAAGTCAATATTCAAGCTGCAGAAGATATTAACTTACTGTCAGAAAAAATGGTAAATATAGAATCTACTGATGACCTTAACTTAAAGTCAGGTGCGAACTTAAATACAGAATCTACTGATGACCTTAACTTAAAGTCAGGTGCAAACTTGAATGCAGAAGCTGATAGTGAATTAAATATTAAATCTAGTGATGTCACTAATGTTGAAGCTGGTGGAGACTTGAGTTTACAGGGAAGTAATACATATATCGATGGTGGCATTGTTGATATTGCAAATGGTTCTTCTGCTAGTGCTGGTAGTGCAGGTGAAGCTGGTACTGCAGGAGAAGGTACTGCCGCCTTAGAAGCTAAAAAATCTGGACAGGCTGACTTAGAGTTACCAATTGAAACACGTGGTACCAGTGGTGTTTCTAATTTACCAAAACCAGGATTAGCAACTCGTGGTTCAGAAACTGGTTTTGACTCCCCAGATACTGGCAATTCTACTGCGTATGCGAATAGAAAGATTGAAAATAACGAAGTTAGTAAATCTGATATTGAGGGTAGTAAATATTCAACACAGAAAGAAAAGCCAGCAGCAAACTCTGCTACTTCTCCAGGATCTGTTGCTGGTTTAGATGCAATTAGAAATATGCCAGCAGATCAATACACTGCTGGAATGAAATTATCTAAACACTTTACTCTTGGTGATTTAACCAAAGGTGGTGTGCGCATTCCACGTGTAACTTATAATGTTAATGGTGGAAATATTACACCGCAAGAAATTGTTTGTAACATGAGAGTGTTGGCTGAGAAAGTTCTTGATCCGATCCGTGATAAATTTGGAGCATTCACTATTACTTCTGCTTTCCGTCGTCCACCATTCGGTGGTGCTCCAGGAGATTTAGGAGGTACGCAGAAAGAAGGTGGTGATCACCCAATTGGTTGTGCAGCTGATATTGTGTTCCCAGGTGGTAAGGCAGAAACATATAAAATATGTAACGAGATTGTTAAACTACTACCTTCATGGAATCAAGTTATTATGGAGTATAATGGATCTCAATATTGGATTCACGTTTCATGTAGACCAGCTGGAAACAAAGGACATATGTTTACAATGAATCATCATGCTACCTATGCAGGAACATTCCCAACAGGTGGGTTTGTGTTGGTATAATGGCTATTAAATTTACATACTCAGCTGAGAGTGGGTTCGAAACGATCCCAGGAGATCCTTTAGATCAAATGGTAGATCCAGTGGAAGGTACAGGTGGAGTTCCAAGTAATTATATCAAGTCTGTATATGAGTATACTTACTTTACCACTACCATAACGATTCAGGGTAAATATACTGACCCCATGACTGGTGAGTTTACTTATCAGAATGCAGTTAATCATACTACATCTTTTGTTTGGGCTAATCATGGATTAACTTATACTAAAATAAATGGTTATACGATGAAACTTGAAGGACCAGTAACTAATGTTTTTCAAGATCAGTACTATGAATTTTCTTTGACTGATTATAGTAGTCAAATTTTACCATTTGATACTACTACTCCATTTTGGTCTTTAAATAGATATGAGAAACCAAATCCAGTATTAACTGAATTTTTATATCCATTAACTGTTACTATCCCACCAGATCCTAATGCTCTCATTCCTTCTGTTAACAACACAGTCGAACAAGTTGATCTACACCAATGGGTTGTTTGGAGATATCAAACTGCAATTAATAATATTCTTTACTTAAAAACTCAGGGACTTAAATAATGCCATCAGTATCAAGACAGGGCGATAGTGTTTTATCTCCAGACGGAACTGGTTATAAATGTCGTATGCCAATGAAGACTTCTATCGCTGGTGCTAATGGCAGTAGCGTTTTCGCCAATGGAATTCTTATTGCAGTTATCGGTTCAGCAAAGTCAGGATGTACCCCAGATGTATCATCAGTTTCTAGTGGATCTGGTAAAGTTTTTATTGGTGGGCAACCAGTTGCTAGAATTGGAGATTCTGCTGGAGATAACACATTAACTCAAGGATCTCAGAATGTTTTTGCAGCATAAGGCATAAATAATAAGATGACACGAAATACAAGAATCTTCTCAGATATCGACTTGAACTTTACTGCTCACCCAGTGACGAAGGACATAACACGTAGATATGATGAGAATGCAGTAAAGACTGCACTTAAAAACCTAATTTTAACATCTAACTATGAGAGACCATTTCATAGTGAAATCGGTTCTCCTATTCGTGCGATGTTGTTCGAACCACAGTCTCCATTAACATCAGCTTCTATTCGACGTGCTATTTTTGATATGATTCAAAGTTTTGAACCGAGAGTTACAGTGACTGAAGTTGCTGTTTCATATAATCCAGATGATAATGCGGTTTCCGTAAAAATAGATTTTAAAATAATTAATACCGAACGACCATTAAGTGTGGATTTGGTACTGGAAAGAACACGATAAATGGCTAACAATAAGAAAATCAACGTAACAGAATTAGACTTTGATGCTATCAAAGCTAACTTAAAAACATTCTTACAGGCACAAACAGAGTTTCAAGACTATGACTTTGAAGGTTCTGGTCTTTCTGTAATTTTAGATATTCTGGCTTACAATACTCATTACAATGCTTTGTATAATAACTTAGCGGTTAATGAGATGTTTCTTGATTCTGCTATTAAAAGAAATAGCGTAGTTTCACTTGCTAAAACTCTTGGATATACTCCACGATCCGCCAAATGTGCAGAGGCAGTTGCTAATTTAACAATCACCTCAGCCTCAACTGGTCCAAGTTTAGTATCTATTCCACAATATAGTCCATTCAATACAGTTGTTAATGGACAACCATATAATTTTTACAACAAAGAAGCTATAAGTATTTCTGGAGCATCTAATGTTTATACTGCAACAGGTGTAACATTAATTGAAGGAACACAACTATCATTTAGATTTAATGTATCTACTGGAACAAGATACATTATTCCGAATGCTAATGTAGATTTAGATACAGTTTCCGTACGTGTTCAAGAAAATTCAACAAGTTCAGATTTTAAAACATTCACTAATGCATCTTCATTGGTGGGTCTTGATCCAACAATTAGAGCATATTTTATTAAAGAAATAGATGATGGTTTATACGAATTAGTTTTTGGTGATGGGGTTCTTAGTGCTGCATTAACTAATGGTAACGTAGTTGAAGTTAATTATATTGTTTCAAATTTGGATGCAGCCAATGGCGCACGTTCTTTTACTTTTGCTGGTGACCCACCATATTCAGGTTCTGTAGTTTCCGTAGTAATTACCAGTATTGCTTCGGGTGGTTCTGGTCCAGAAGGTATCGATTCTATTCGTTTTAATGCTCCAAAAATTTATGCTGCTCAAA